GTGCTGCCAAGCTATGACACGGTGATCCACCACTACCCGCTGACCGTCGGCGAATACTGCATTGCCACTGACTACCAGGGCAAAGTGTGTACGCTGTATCGTGAATTTGAAAAGCCGGTGGCGGAGATTGTCAAAGAGTTTGGGTACGACAACTGTTCAACGGTCGTTAAAAACATGTTCGACCGCGGTTCGCTTGATCAGTGGATTAGATTGATTCACGCCATTGAACCACGCGCCGATCGCGATCACACCAAGCGCGACGCAAAGCACATGGCCTGGGGCAGCTACTACTTTGAAGTGGGCGGCAATCCCGACAAGTATTTGTCCGAGTCTGGGTTCAGAGACTTCCCCGCATTGGTGCCACGCTGGGCTACGGCTGGCGGTGACATCTACGGCAACAGCCCTGGCATGGAAGTGCTTGGCGACGTGAAGCAGCTACAACATGAGCAGCTACGCAAAGCGCAGGCAATCGATTACAAGACCAAGCCGCCGCTTCAAGTGCCAACCAGCATGAAGAACCGCGACGTGGAAACACTGCCGGGCGGCATCACGTTCATTGACGGCAACAACAGCGCAGGCATCAAGACCGCGTTTGAAGTCAACCTCGATCTCAATCACTTGCTGATGGACATCCAGGACGTGCGCGAGCGCGTTCGTGGTGGTTTTTATGCAGACCTGTTTTTGATGTTGGCCAACGCAACCGACACCCGCATGACAGCAACCGAAGTGGCAGAGCGCCACGAAGAGAAGTTGCTCATGCTTGGACCGGTGCTCGAGCGTTTGCACAATGAGCTGCTCGATCCTTTGATTGAGACAACATTCAATCGCATGATCGAAGCAAACGCATTGCCTCCAATTCCAAAAGAGCTGCAAGGTGTTGACCTCAACGTCGAGTTTGTATCGATGCTTGCACAGGCACAGCGCGCCATTGGCACCAACAGCATTGATCGATTCGTTGGCAACCTTGGTGTTGTTGCTGGCATCAAGCCTGAAGTGCTCGACAAGTTCGATGCAGATCAATGGGCCGATGCATACAGCGACATGCTGGGCGTTGATCCAAACATGATCATTGCAGGCGAGCAAGTGGCCAAGATTCGCCAGGCACGCAATCAGGCAATGGCTGCAAAAGAGCAGGCCGCGGCCATGCATCAACAGTCAGAGACAGCACGCAACCTTGGCAACGCTCCGACAGGCGATGGCACCAACGCGCTGATGGACATCATGAATCAATTCAGCGGCTACGGATCACCGTCGCCCCAACAGGTTTAAGGAGAAAAAACCATGGCTACAAAGGGAACATTGCTGTACGGTAATTCGGGCGGCGAACACGGCGACGCAAAAGCTGCGTCGGAATTCATTTCAAAATTGCTTGAGGCCGTTGTCATCATTCACAAGGTTCACTTGATGACGACTGGTCCTGGAAGCTTTGCGGCTCACACGGCGCTTGGCGTATACAGTGACCTGGACGATCTAACCGATGGTCTGGCCGAAGCATGGATGGGCTGCTCTGGCCAGGGTCTATCGTTTGCAGGCGTTGACGGCAAGAACTGGCCTGCTGAAGTGCAAAAGATTTATGACTACGTCGAATCGAATCGCAACATGATGGGCAGCGAGTCGCACATTCAAAACGAAATCGACAGCATCTGCACCGCGCTTTCATCCGCGCTTTTCAAACTCAATCGACTTTCATAAGGGGAACAGCATGTCACTTGTCAGCATGAAGATGAGCGCCGAAGAATCAAAAGAATACGGCGGCGCAATTGCATCAACCGATTACCAAGGCCCGGAGTATCCGTACGGCTTGAGCATTGATCTCGATGACGGCTCACTTGAAAAGCTTGGCATCACAGCATTGCCCAAGGTTGGCAGCGAAATGATGGTCACGGCCAAGTGCGTTGTGAAATCAGTCAGCGCAAACCAAATGCAGGGCGGCGATCAAGAGACTCGCGTGTGCTTGCAGATCACAGACATGGAGATTGGCCAAACAGAAAACGCGCAGAACAATAACCGCGCCACTATGCTGTACGGCGACATGGCTGCATCGTAATGACAAGCAGACAAAAATACGCTGGCGCTCCCTGGTTGTACGATGAGACAACCGGCGACATCGTCGGGGTCAAAGATCCTGACGGCAGCGAATTTTATTGGTCGCGCTCGGCTCGCATTGGTTCGTTCTACGACACGACGGATCAGACCAATACAGCCAACACAGCCAAGGCCATCACCATCAACACCACGGACATATCCCGCGGTGTTTCAATTGCATCAGGGTCACGCATTACGGTCGATCGAGCTGGCGTGTACAACGTCCAGTTCAGCGCGCAATTTGAAAACAGCGACGTGTCCGACCAGGACGTGAGCTTGTGGTTCAGGAAAAACGGGACCGACATCGATCAAAGCAACACGTTTTTGTCTGTGCCATCGCAGCACGGCGGCACGCCTGGCCATGTAGTGGCATCGTGGAATTTTTGGGCCAATTTGTTGCCAACAGATTACATCGAGATGTGGTGGTCTACCACGCACATAGGCACATCGATTCAAGCCATCCCGGCACAAACCAGCCCAACACGCCCAGCCACTCCGTCGGTAATCTTGACGGTGGATGAGGTGGGAGCTTGATGGTACCCGTATCAATACGAACCGTGGATAGATTGACAACATGAGCAAAGAATTTGACCCGATCGACATCCGGGCACAGGAGAAAGCAAAGACAGACCGAGAGGTCCGCGATCGCCTGGCAAAGGAAAACGAAGAGGCCGATCTCAAGTGGCTCATGGGCAGTAAGAGGGGCCGCCGTGTAGTATGGCGGCTTCTGGATCAGTCCGGTGTGTTCCGGCTATCGTTCAACACCAATGCAATGCAAATGGCGTTTGCGGAGGGTAACAGGAACTATGGCAATCGCACGCTGGCAATGATTCACGCTCTATGCCCAGAGCTGTACCCACAAATGGTAAAGGAGAACACGAATGACAGAAATGCTGATGACGGATCAAGCCGCAACGACCACTGAAGGCCAAGCCTCATCGCAACCCCCTGCGAACAACGCATCGACGGATGCCGCGCCAGCAGGGACGCAGCAGCAAGCGACCAACGGGCAGAACCAGCAAGCAACCCAGGACGGGCAGGCGGCTGGCAATACCGAGGGCAAGCCGACCGGTGCGCCGGAAGCGTACGAATTTAAAGCCCCAGAAGGCAAAGAGTTCGACCCCGAAGTGATCAATTCATTTTCGGACATTGCCAAGGAATTGGATCTACCCCAGGACGCGGCGCAGAAGATGATCGACAAGCTGGCTCCCAAAATTCAGGAGCGCCAGCAACAGGTCATTGAACAGGTAAGAAACGATTGGGCCCAGCAGGCACAAACCGACAGGGAATATGGCGGCGAAAAGCTGGCAGAAAACCTTGCGGTGGCCAAGAAAGCACTGGACGCATTCGGCACACCTGAACTTCGCTCGCTGCTAAATGAGTCCGGCCTGGGCAATAACCCCGAAGTGATTCGGTTTATGTTCAGGGCGGGTAAGGCAATCAGCGAGGATCGTTTCGTTGGTGGGACTTCAGGCGGTGCCAAGGCATCCGGTCCAAAGAGTTTCAATGACGCAGCATCCGCTTTGTATAGCAATCAATCCTAATGGAGAAATGAACCATGACTACTTTGTCAACTAGCAACCTCACCCTGGCCGACTGGGCCAAACGCACCGACCCGGACGGTCGGGTTCCTATCGTTGCCGAACTGCTTTCGCAGTCCAACGAAGTCCTCGAAGACTGCGTGTTCAAGGAAGGCAACTTGCCTACCGGCGACCGCGTTGTCATTCGTACTGGCCTGCCTACTGTTTACTGGCGCGCTCTGAACCAAGGTATTCCGTCGAGCAAATCGACCACTGCACAAGTGGACGAAGCTTGCGGTATCTTGGAAGCTCGCTCCGAAGTGGACAAAGACTTGGCCATGCTCAATGGCAACACGGCTCAATTCCGCTTGTCGGAAGACACCGCGTTCTTGGAAGCAATGAACCAGACTCAAGCTACGACTCTGTTCTACGGCAACCCTGGCGTTGATCCGAAGCAGTTCCTTGGCTTGGCTGCACGTTACTCGAGCTTGTCTGCTGCTAACGCACAGAACATCTTGAGCGCTGGCGGCTCTGGCTCTGACAACACTTCTGTGTACTTGGTGGTTTGGGGTGACAACACTGTGTATTGCCCTTTCCCTAAAGGCTCAAAAGCTGGCTTGATCCATGAAGACCTCGGCGAGCAAACCGTCTACAACAGCGACGGCACTCGTTTGCAGGCTCTTGCAACTCGCTACCAGTGGAAAAATGGCTTGGTCGTGAAAGACTGGCGCTATGTCGTTCGCATCTGCAACATCGATGTGTCTGACTTGGTTGGCCAGACTGGCACTCAAGCTGCCTCTGCTGCGACCAACATCGTCAAGCTGATGGCTCGTTCGTTGTACCGTATCCCCAACATGGCCATGGGTCGTGCCGCGTTCTACATGAACCGTACCGTCCACTCTGGTTTGTCTGTGGCTGCGCTCGACAAGAGCCAATACGTCCTCAAGATCAATGAGGGCTTGAGCCAGTTTGGCATGCCGTATAGCTGGCTGTCCTTCTTGGGCGTGCCGCTCCGTCGTGTTGACGCTATCCTCAACACCGAAGCTGTTGTCAGCTAATCGGCCACCAATTAACTTGAAAGGACATAAACCATGATTACCGATAAACTGCTCCGTGTGTCTACTGACCAGGCATTGACTACCACTGCCGTGTCAACTGACACCATCGATCTTTCCGTCGCCCGTGACATCGGCGAAGGTCAAGATCTGTACATGAACTTTGCTGTGACCACTGCTTTGGCAGGCGGTACTTCTGTAAAGTTTGAAGTGATCCAGGCAGACAATGCTGCGCTCTCTTCAAACGTGCAGGTGATCGGCTCCTCTGACGCGGTTCTTACCGCTGCATTGGTTGCTGGTTACAACACGGCAGTTCGCATCAACCCACAAGTGGCAAGCAACGGCAAACGCTATCTTGGCGCTCGTTACACTATCTCTGGCACATACACCGCTGGTGCTGTGACTGCTGATATCGTGACTGATATCCAAGACGGCAAGAAGTTCTACGCTTCTGGCTTTACTGTTGCTTAATCCTGAAAGGAAAACACTATGCCTAAATACCGCGTACTTGAAAGATCGTTTATCAACAATGGCCTCCGCGAGGAAGGCGACATCGTTGAGTTCGATGGCAAGGCAGGCTCAAATCTTGAGCTTGTAGATGGACCCGCTGAAGCCGAAGCGCCCGCCAAGAAGTGGGCTCCCAAAGCCAAGCGTGGTGCTGAAGACGTGGCCGAAGGCTCGGTGTAATACTTCTCTTTCGGAAGTTGAGTCGCGGGGGCCGTTGGGAAACCACGGCCCCCTTTTACATAGGAGGCCATGATGGCATCAGAAGTCGATATTTGTAATTTGGCATTGGGGCACCTTGGTGACAACGCCACTGTGGCCAGCATCAACCCGCCGGAGGGCTCCGCTCAAGCCGAACACTGCAAGAGGTTTTACCCGATTGCTCGAGACTCGTTGCTCGAAATGCACAATTGGAATTTTGCAATGCGTCGTATTGCATTGACCCAGGTCGAACAGAACTGGACCGAATGGAAATACGCATACACATTGCCGTCTGATTGTTTGAACCCAATCTCTGTTTTGCCGCCTGATGCGTACGACGATTACGCCACGCGCTTTGTGCCAACTGATACACCTTATTGGTCGCACAATTATTCGCCTGTGACTGCCGCTGGCCGTTATGTGCCGCAACCATTTTCAATTGAAACCACAGCGGAAGGCATTCACAATTTGTTCACCAATGTCGAAGAGGCGGTGCTGCGTTATTCAGCATACGTCACCGACACCACAGAATTTTCTCCGCTGTTCATTGTCACGCTGTCATGGCACCTTGCATCGATGCTTGCAGGCCCAGTGATTAAAGGCGACATGGGCACAGCGGAAGGCAAACGATGCGTGCAAATGATGACGGGTTACCTGTCACAAGCTGAAGCGTCTGATGCCAATCAACGAAACATCAAGGTCGAACACATCGTACCCTGGACATCCGGGAGATAACACATGCCAAACGTCCGCAACCTACAACGCTCGTTTGCTGGCGGCGAAATGTCGCCCGAAATGTATGGACGTATTGACGACCAAAAATTTCAAACGGGTGCAGCCACTGTCAGGAATTTTGTGTGTCGCCCGCAAGGTCCGGCAGAAAACCGCGCTGGCTTTGCTTATGTGCGCGAAGTAAAAGATTCGACAAAGAAAACCAGGCTGCTGCCATTCACTTACTCGACCACGCAAACCATGGTGCTCGAGCTTGGCAATGGCTACATTCGATTTCACACACAAGGCGCAACGCTATTGCAAGGATCGCCAGCGGCATGGAGCAGCGCAACTGCATACACCGTTGGCAGTTTGGTATCTCGATCAGGCGTGAATTACTATTGCATTGCAGCCCACACAAACCAGGTGCCACCAAACGCGACGTACTGGTATGCAGAGCCATTGACCGGCGAATACGAAATACCAACGCCGTATGCGACCGCCGATCTATTTGACATTCACCACGTTCAATCGGCGGACGTTTTAACCATTGTTCACCCAAGCTATGCGCCGCGTGAATTGCGTCGTAATGGCGCGACCAACTGGACGCTGGTGCCGATCACCTTTTCTGCAACCATCACCACGCCAACAGGCGTTACTGCAACATCAACCGGCGCGTCATCGGTTAAGTACACATACAAGTACGTTGTCACTGCAATTGCATCAGACCTGGTCAGCGAATCAGCAGCGTCTGCTGTTGCGTCGATTGGATCAAACTTGTTTGAGACTGGTTGTATCAACACAATTTCATGGTCCGCGGTGAGCGGCGCATCGAGATACAACGTCTACAAATATCAGGGCGGCATCTATGGATACATTGGTCAGACTGATTCTTTGTCTCTCATTGACGATAACATCACCCCAGATCTCGGCACAACGCCACCAACTTATGAATCGGTTTTCAACTCATCTAACAACTACCCAGGAGCGGTTTCATATTTTGAGCAACGCCGTGCGTTTGCTGGCACAGTCAATGACCCACAAAAAATCTGGATGACAAAGTCGGGCACCGAGTCAAACATGTCGTACTCGCTGCCGATCAAAGACGATGACCGAATTGCGTTCCGCGTTGCTGCGCGTGAAGCAAACACCATTCGACACATTGTGCCGTTGACGCAATTGATTTTGCTGACCAGCTCTGCCGAATGGCGCGTCACGTCTGTCAACTCTGACGAAATCACGCCGACCACAATTTCGGTTCGACCACAGTCGTACATTGGTGCATCGAATGTTCAACCATCGATTATTAACAACACACTGGTGTACGTTGCAGCTCGAGGTGGCCACGTTCGAGAGCTTGGTTATTCTTGGCAATCGAGCGGCTTTATCACCGGCGATTTGTCGGTGCGTGCAGCGCATTTGTTTGACAACAAAACAATCCTCGATCAAACATATTTGAAAGCGCCAAACCCGCTGATTTATTTTGTCAACAGCACAGGCATGTTGCTTGGCTTGACCTACATTCCAGAGCAGCAAGTTGGTGCCTGGCATCACCACGACACAGACGGCATGTTTGAAGCTTGCACGTCGGTTGCTGAAGGTGACGAAGACGCGCTGTATGTCATTGTGAATCGCACGATTAACGGCACCACCAAGCGTTACGTTGAGCGCCAGCAGACTCGCAGCTTCCCTGATTTGGACAATGCATTCTTTGTCGATTCAGGGTTGAAGTACGACGGCACCAACACAAGCGCGACAACCGTCACTGTGACTGGCGGCACCGTATGGGACTCGACGGAGCTGTTGACCGTGACAGCATCGACGGCCATCTTTGCTTACCCGGCCACCACCGATGTCAATGACGCGATTGTGCTGACCGACTCAAGCGGCAACAAATACCGCCTGACCATCAAATCAACCACATCAACCACGGTCGCCCAGGCCCGCTTGGACAAAACCCTGCCGGTGACTTTGCGCTCGACGGCCACCACCGTGTGGTCGTTTGCCAGGGACGCTGTGGCCGGTCTGACGCACCTGGAAGGCAAGACGGTCAGCATCCTGGCCGACGGCGCTGTGCAGCCTCGTCAGGTGGTCACCAGCGGCCGCGTATCGATCCCCAGGGCCGCAAGCATCATCATCGTAGGGCTACCCTACAACTCGGACCTCAAAACGCTGCCATTGGCCCTTGGCGTGGACGCTGGCTTTGGCCAAGGTCGATTCAAAAACGTCAACAAGGCTTGGCTGCGCGTTTACAAATCGTCAGGCATCTTTGTTGGACCAGACGAAGAAAACCTCACAGAGGCCAAGCAAAGGACCACGGAGCCATACGGCGTGCCGCCCGAGTTGAAATCTCAAGAGATCCTTGTTGTGCTTACGCCTACATGGGCCGACAGCGGCTCGGTGTTTGTCCGGCAAAGCGATCCGCTGCCGCTCACAATTGTTGGCATGACCCTGGAGGTTTCTGTCGGTGGGTAAAGGTACCCGTAACAGGAGGGGCAGGGAATAACGTAACCTAAACTTTGGAGAGTTGCATGGAGCAAACCTCAACACTTTGCAAAAAACACGATGTAGGAGGCACCCATGGCTGATTTCTGGGGCACCGTCGGCGGCTGGTGGAACGGCGATAAAACTTGGACCGACGTAAACAATGCGTTCGGTTCAGAGATGAAAAACATGGGCCCGATCCTTGGGATCTCGGGCGCGATCAATGGCGCGATCGGCTCTTACTACGCGCTCAAATCACAAGAGAACCAGCTTAAGTCCCAGGCAATGAACCTGGAATTCAAGTCCGCCATGGACAAGATCAACGCCCAGGTCATGGAAACGCAGGCCCAGGGCATCATGTTCCAGGGCGAACGCCAGGGCGCTATGGTTGGATTGAGAGCTGGCCAAGTCAAAGCCAAAGCTCGGTCATCGATGGCTGGCCGCGGCATTCAACTTGGCGAAGGTAATGCAGCCGAAGTGATTGCAAGCACGGACCTCATGAAAGAGGTTGACATGCTCACCGTCAACGCAAACACGGTTCGAGCCGCGGAAGCTGCGCGCACGCAGGCCGTCAACTTCAGCAATCAATCGCTGCTTGAGGGCGTGTCGGCCGGTAACTTGATGGCCTCTGCAAATTCGATTTCGCCATTCATGGGCGCGTATTCCAGCTTGCTAGGCAGCGCAACAACTTTGACAAATGCCTGGTATCAGGACCGTAAATTGTCCGCTATCGCAGGCAGGCTTGGCATCGAATAAAGAGAGATAAATATGCAAGTACCTATTCAAACATTGCCAACCGTTGAACCAACAGCAGGTAACGCGCAGCCGTTTGGCGCGCCTTCTGTTGAGCCGATGCAGGATTTCACGGGCAAGCAATTGATGGAGCTTGGCAAGGCGCAGGCAACTGCTGGCGCTTCAATGATTCGTATTGCAGATAGATTGCAAGGCGAGATCGACGATGTAAAAGTGGCGGAGCGCGTCAATGGACTAACTACAGACCTGGACAACATTACGACTGAATTTCAGCAGCTCAACGGCAAAGTTGCTTTTGATCAGCGCCCTGTGTTTGATCGCCGAATAAAAGAAGCCGTCAAAAAGTACGACGAAAATTACGACAACGATGTTCAAAAAACATTGTTCATGGCCAAGGCTGCTGTCATTACCCGCACAGCAAACAGCTCGATCAATCGTCATTCGCTTTCTGAATTCAACAAGTATGACTTGGTGGAATCAAAATCAACTGTACAAGGTCTTGTGCTTAACATGGCCAAGTCATGGGAAAGCCGCGGTCAATTAAATTCCGCAGGCGTTCCAACAGGAGATTACGCAAAATATCAAGCTGCCGCTTTGCAAAAAGTTCAAGACTATGCAAACAAAGTCGGCATTCCTGTTTACGAAGCTGCTACAGCTTCAGAAACCACAGCTCCGGTTCAAGGTGAAAACGGAACTGTTGCTCAAAGAATTAACCCGCCTGCAAAGGTAGAGCCAAAAAAGACCGCAGCGTTTGAAGCGCTTGAGCGTGAGCTTGTGTGGGAGCCTGCTGCAATCAGTGTCACGCAAAGCATGCTTAATGCTGGACAATACGGTTCTGCAAAAAAGTTTTTGGAAGGCGAATGGAAAGCTGGGCACATCAGCGAAAAGTCATATCAAGGCTTGAATGACAACGTCACTACTGCTGACTTGACAGTCAAAGCAGAAGACAAAGCCACTGAAATTTTCAACGGCAAAAAAATTATTTCTGGTGTGACTTATGCGCCACCATTGAGCAACCTTGTTGTGTCGAGCGGCTTTGGTAAACGCATCAGGCCAAACTCACAAGCAAGCGAAGATCACAAAGGCGTTGATTACGCAGCGCCTGTCGGCACTCCTATTTATGCCACAGCAGATGGCACTGTTGAAAAAGCATACAACGACACAAAAGGCGGCGGTGGCAACACTGTTATTTTGAATCATGGAGAGAAGCGAACTACTGGTTACGCTCACATGGACCGTTATGTTGTGCAGCCCGGCGACAACGTAAAGCAAGGTCAATTGATTGGGTACGTTGGTCAAACTGGAAACGCAACTGGCCCGCATTTGCATTTTTCAATGACCAATACTGCTGGCGCTGTAATTGATCCTTCAAAAATTTTATTTGGCGTTTCAACAAACGGCGGTCAAATTGTTCAAGGCCCACAAAGTCCTGGTGACAAACAGGCAGCAATCGATGCTATACCTGACATGCGTTTGCGTAAGATGGTGCAGCAGGTCTACAACCAAAAAGTTGCCGTGCAAGACGCAACAGAAAAACGCGAGAAAGACAACAACTGGCAGGCAGCAATGGACATTGCATTTGCTGGCGACGGCAATCAATGGCAAACGCTTTCCAGAAATTCACCTGGACTTTGGAATTCTTTAACTGCAAATCAACAAGCAATTTTGATGAATGGCCGTCCGCGTGGCGACGATCCAGACACAATGCTCAAGCTGTTGGCCAACCCAAATTTGTGGGAAGCGGACAAGCTTAAAGATTACAGGCACTTGATTTCGCAATCGTCGTATGAACGATTCTTTACGCTTGGCAATGGAGCTAAAGCTCAAGACAACGTGCGCTCTGCGACGTTTGACAATGACATGTTTGAATCAACCATGTTGACAAACAAAATGCCAGAACTGGTCGATCCAAAAGTTCCGAAGTACAAAGAAGAAGCAATCAACCTTCGCAACAAATTTAAGATCTTGATTGACGTTGAGCAAACAAACAAAAAGCGCGAGCTTACACGCGATGAAAAACAAAAACTGCTTGATTCAATTGTGATGGACCGCGTAAGCGTTCCTGGTTGGATGTCTGATGACAGAAAGCAAGTTTTCAGATTGACGGAAGAAGAACAAAAAACCGCATACGTTATGTGGAACGGTCAAAAAGTTTTGGTGGCCAGCGTGCCAGTTCAAGACAGAAGACAGATCACCGAAGCATTGATGAGTGCAGGCAAGGACGCGACAGAAGAAAACATCGTGGACTATTACATGCGAAACAAAAACCCTCGCGATCGCCGATAAGGAAATAGCTGTGGCTGAAAATAATCCATACCTCGAACTTGCGCGTGCAGACGTTTCTGGAAAGCTTACCGAGCCAGGTAAGACCAGCAACCCGTACATGCGTTTGGCTCAAGAAGATGTTGATGACAACATCCGCAAATTCAATCAGACCATTGCAGCGGCCGTACAAACAAACCCCGACATGGCCGCTGAAGCTCAAAAGCTTGGCGGCATTACCGGCGTGCCTGCTGACGTTGCAGAACGCAACCTTGAAGAGCTGCGCAAGCGCGCTCGTCAAAAGTACATTGAGGACCAACGGTTAAGCGCGCACAGTCCAATCCTTGCGCGTCAAATGCGCGATCTTGAATTTGCAAAAATTGCTCAAGATCAAACCGAACCGCTGTCCAAGTTTGAAGCCCTGTGGAAAGGCACAAAAGATTTTTTTAACCCAACAGGAATTCCCGAAGCCATCACCACACAGTGGGAAGCAAAGGGCTTGCAAACTGAACGCGGGTTTATTGGGCAGCAAATTCAGTCGGGCCAAATCAGTCAAGAAGAAGGCGCGCAAAGAATCGGCGCTATTGATCAGCGCTTAAGCAAACTACGGTTTGGTGAAAAAACAATTTTTGGCGAAACGTCTGGATTTATTTCCCAGATGTCAAAAACAATCCCAGCGGCTCTCGAGTACGGCGGCGCGACAGCACTGACTGCCGGTGGCGCTGCGTTAATTGCTGGTCAAGTTGGTCCGCAAGTGCTGGCACCGGAAGAAATTTTCACTGTGCCTGCTGCTACGTTTGCAGGCTTCACTGCTGGTTTTACCGCAAAGATGGCCGAGCAAACGTATCGCATGGAAGCTGGTAATGCGTACGCCGACATGATTAAAAACGGAATTGACCACAGGACCGCTGCAAACGTGTCCGCCGGTGTCGGTTTGGTTAATGCCGGGCTTGAAGTTGTTGGCCTGCATTTTGTTGCTGCACCGTTTAAGAAAGCTTTGATCAGCGAAGTCACGCAAGAAGTCACACACAGAATGCTGGTTAAGCCAACGGTCGGTATGGCCGTCAGCAATTTTGCCAAAGGCTATGCAAAAGGCGTAGCAGGTGAAGTGTCAACAGAATTGCTGCAAGAGATTTCAAACATTACTGGCGACGAAATTGCACGACGCATTTCGCGCCCAGACATGGAATCAAAATTTGCCACACCCGAAGGCCGCAAAGAATTGGCCAATCAATTGGCTGATGTGTTTGAAGCGACGTTGAAGGGTATGGTGCTGCTTGGTGGCGTTGGCCCAGGATTGCAATACCGTGGCGAATACGCTCGAGCAAAAGCAGCCGAAAAGCAAGTTGGTTTTCTTGAGCAGTTATCGGCTCAATCTGCTGACTCCGTTTTGCGAGAACGTAATCCAACCGCGTTTGAAAATTTTGTAGCAGCGCAAGCAAAAGACGGCCCCGCGGAAAACATCTACATTGATGGATCAACCGTGGCCAGAATACTTAACCAGGGCGGGATTACAATCAAAGACCTGGAAAACATTTCACCTGAAATTGCAAACCAGGTTGCAGAAGCAGCGCAAACTGGCAGCGATGTTGTACTGCCAACAGCAAAATACGCGGCGCACATTGCAGGCACAGACCTTGGTAATGCGTTGATGCCTCACATGCGATTGGCACCGGATGCCATGAGCGCTGCCGAACTGAAAGAGTTTCAGCAAAACAAACAGGCCATGATGGCTGAAGCAAAAGCGTTGCTTGATGAAAACACGCAGCGCGACGACAACTTCATCAAAGAAGCAAAAGCAATCGAGTCTGAAATTTTTTCCCAGATCAAAGGCGCAAAGATTTACACCGACAAGGTTGCACGCAACTACTCTGAATTTGTGCGCGACTTTGTTGTGACTCAAGCGGCCAAAGCCAACATGATGCCGTCCGAGTTTTACAACCGCTATATGTACAAAGTGGAGTCCGGCTTCACTGGTGCCAAAGCGGATTTGTTTGACCAGAATGACAAGGTGCAAACTTGGTCGCAGACGTTTAAGAACTGGTTTGGCAAATCAGTATTCCAAACCGAACAGGGCGCGCCCGTGATGCTGTATCACGGAACAGCAGACGACGTTACCCAGTTTGATGTCAACCATCCTGGCCGCAAAGACAGCGGCTGGCTTGGCACGGGCGTGTACCTGACCGACAGCGCCGACATGGCTGACTTGTATGCCATGCAAAAACGCCGCACAGGCCAGGCAGGCGAAAACGTCATGCCGCTGTATGCTCGCCTCGAGAATCCATACTACGCGACCGCCGAAGACAAAGCCCGCGTGCGAGCTGGTGGTCGCGAAGCTGCTGATGCATTTACCGCTGAACTGCAAGCGCAAGGCCACGACGGCGTGATCTACCAGGTTGCGCCAGACGCTCGCGAGATCGTTGTGTTTGATCCGTCCGGGGTTAAGTCACCGTTCAATGACGGCACATGGTCACGCGAAAACGCAGACATCCTGGCCCAGCAAGAAAAGATGAGCCGCGGCGACGTGACCCAGCATCAAATGCTTGTTGAGCGTGGCGCTCGAGCTGTTGGCCAGCAGGCTCGTTTTTCTGAAGCAGAGCGCGCAGCGATCGACAAAGCGGCCAAAGAGGCTGGCGTATCAAAAGCGGAGATTGAGCGCCAGGTGCGCGATCACAAGCTGGCGCATCCAACCAAAGACGGATGGGCACCGCTTGAATTCACCGGCGTAACGCTTGATGACAACGGCGGCTATGAGCTGAAGTACAAGGCCGTCGCCTACCAATTTGACGAAGACGCAAATGGCAAGGTGCTCAAGCCAGGCACACCCGAATACGAAAAGCGCACCTTGGCAATTGCCAAGCGAATTCGCGATGAAGTGCTCGGTGTTTATGAGCGCGCCCAAGCTGGAGACAAGAATGCCGCAAACATCATTCGCCAGGCTGGTTGGTACAAAGAGATGCGCTCTCGCCTGCGCCAAGAGTTTGGTGGCCTGGGTGATTTGTTTGCTGATCTACTCGGCGCTACTTCGCCAAACACTCCTGTCCGTGGCAACTGGGAAAACGCTGTAGACCTATTGCGTCGCGCCAGCCGCGGTGATTTTGATGAGATGATGCCCAAGTGGGTCGAGTGGTCCAACAAGCTCGATGCCGCTGAAACAGAATTTGCTGCATGGTTTGGTGAGCAAGTCCAGTCCGGCTTGTCCAAAAAAGCCATCAAGCAATCAGACGAATACCAACAGCGTTACGCTGCTGTGGCCGAGCTTCGCAAGCTGCCAGAAGAGCTGATGCCGCACAAAGAGAGTGGCGCAAAATACGGCTTCAACGGCAAGAATGCAGTGCGCGCCATGCTCAATTTGTGGCGTGTCGTGCGCGATCCAAACGCCGACATTGGCATTGGTGGCACCGCGCCCAAGGCGCTCAACTTTTCTGGCAACCTGATCGGGTTCCGTGAAAAAGCAACGATCGATGTCTGGGCTGCGCGTTTGCTGCAACGCTTGGCCGGCAAGCTACGCATTCCAAGCATGGCTGAAGCCAGCGTGTCGGGCAAGATGTTGTCCACCGGCGAAACAACCCTGACGTTTGGGTTTGGCCAGGAGGTGTTCAACAAGGCCGTCAAAGAGATCCGCAAAGATCCAGAGATGAGCAACGACAAGCTGCTCAAGACCATCAACGACGATGACTTGCAAGCGATCGTTTGGTTCCTGGAAAAAGAAGTCTGGACCAAAAACGACTGGACCTCCGCGGCCGGTGAAGGCGGGTCGTTTGAATACGAAGCCGACCTTACTGGCCAGCGCGATCAAGAGCGCATCAAAGAGCTGCGCCGAATTGCCGAC